CCCCAAGTCCGTCGCCGCCATCGTTTCCGGCATCGCGCTCGTCTCAGCCTTCATCATCATCACCGACTACTCTCGCTTTGACGGACGCGTGGACGCCAAGGCTCGCGTCCTTGAACTCATGCTGATGCTCGCCCTCTTCAAGAAATGCCACCACAACAACATCCTGGAGATGCACGAGAGCAGCTACGACGTCAAGGCGCGCGGGACTTTCGGGACCACCTACAACACCGGCTACGCTCGCAACTCCGGCGAGCCTGGGACCTCCGACTTCAACACCACCATCAACCTCTTCATCATGTACATCGCTTTCCGCTGTGACTACACGACACCCCGCACGCCTGAACAGGCCTGGGCTAGCGTGAAGAAACAGTGCATTGCCGGTGGTGACGACGGCCTCATGGGAGACGCGCCTATCACGTCCCTCAAGTACGCCGCCTCCATGCTCGGACACAAACTCACCTACGCCATCATCCCACGCGGCTCGTACGGCGTGACCTTCTTGTCACGTTTGTATGGGCCATACGTGTGGGGAGGTGATCCCAACAGCTGCTGCGACATCGGCCGCCAAATCTCGAAGTTCCACGTCACCGCCAACATGACCTCAAACGTCACGCCTTTGGACAAACTTCGTGAGAAGGCCCTGTCATTCTCCCTCACCGACGGAAACACACCCATCATTGGGCCCCTATGCCGTGGGGTCCTTATGACCACCCCCGCCAACTACCGACGCCCTGCCGCCCACACCACCGCCAACATGGCGCGATGGCTGGACCGGTATGAAGCAGAGGAGCAGTACCCCAACGAAGACAGCTCGGACTGGATGCGCCATTATGTAACACTTGACGCAAACATCCGTGATTTCGACTTCGCCACCTTCAACGCTTGGTTGATCAAGTGCGTCGCCACAAACGACGCATCAACCTTCCTCACTGCCCCCCTGTGCGTCGAGCTCAAGCCACTCAAGTCAGATACTACACTTGTTGTTGGACGTGAGCTCGTCTATGGCGACGATATGCGCAAACGAGGAGAGACCTACGCGCAAATCCAGAAGAAACAGAACCAACACCCGCCCAAAAACAAGCGAAACGGGAGCCTCACCAGCGCCGTCACTTCGTTTGCCAAGACACACTTGGATGACCACACGCGCCCGACTGGCGCTGGACTGGTCGGCGGGCAACGCCAAAGTACCGAAAGCTCCACCGAGGATTTATCACTCGCCGAGCTGTTCGAGGAAGGCACCCCGGCTACCCACGCCGAGGACGGATCTGACTGGACGCGCGTGGAACGCAAGCAGCGCC